TACTCGTCACATCTGTGTTTTTATTTTTAAGTATTTTGTGTAACTCTGCTGACGAACCTACAAACAAGGCCTGTTTAATATTTGTGCTTGTCTTATTAGGAACATCTTTTAATGTTTTAAGTTTACCTTGTAAATCTTGTAACTTGTCAACTGTGTCGGCCACTTGTTTGATTAGATTACCAGCAACTTCGTATGCTCTAGGGTGTTGACTTTCGTTTGCAATATCAAGTATGCCTTGTATTGCGTCCTGTCCTCTTTCTATAAGATTGTAATAATTTTCTCTACTATATTTGTAATCATTATCCACATCTTCTTTTTCTTTATCTTCTATTCTAGGAACAGGTGGAGTATATTCTTTTTTAATTACTGATTTTGAGGCAGGTTTTTGTTCGGTAGAGATACCAAGTGCTTCATTTATTTTGTCGTCTATACTCATAATTTTTATTCATCACCGTCAGTTGTTGGGTTATAATTTTTAGCATCATTAAAGGTACTTATAGTAGTTGTAAATCCAAAGTCATCATTTGCGTCAGCACTTGTTGGATTAGGAACGACAACTATTCTTTCTTCTCTTTTACTAGTTGTATCTGTATCAGAATATAAATCAGATTGTGTTTCTTTAATAACTTTTTGTGAATAGATAGGTCCATACAAATATGTTTTAGCAGTAAATCCCATAGTATAGTTAACTGCTCTTCTTTGTGTAAATGAACCATCATAATTGTCTTCATAGTTTACACTATTTAAAGTTATTGGCACATCTCTTTTAATACCCATATTTGGTATTGCATTGATTGTAACTGTATAATCTGGTTGAAAATAAGGTAATATTTGTTCTACTATTTGTAAACCACCTTCAGCAGTTGCTGTAAAAGCATATAAGTTAAAACTTATATTATAAGGTACAGGATTATATTGATAATACATTTTACTTGCGTCTGAAGTATTAACTGCTTTAAACTTTCCTACTCTTTGTAATTTACGAGAAGCGTCATAAGTAATGCCTGATATTTCAAAACCCATTCTAGGCAGAGTAATTGCCATTTCTCTATTATCTAAATTTGCTTGTTGGTCTAATCGTGTTAAAAACTTTTCTTTTGGTGAATACGCTAAAGGTACTTTTATTTTTTGTATAACATCACCACTACTGTTTGTTCTATGAATAATAATGTTGTTAAAAATTGTACCAAAGGCAACAACAACTTTTCTTAATGACTCATGGTAAAATCGTCTTCCAAACATTATAAACTTTCCTCATCTACTTCACCAAAAGGGTTTCTTTCTGTAAAGTCTAATATATCATCTGCTGTACTTTCTGTACCAAATCCTGCGTCTGATTCGTATGTATCATTATCAGCATAATCTCTTGTTTGTGTTGATAAATCAAAACTATCTGTTTCTAATTTAAAGAAGTCATAATTGCCTAATACTGTATCAGTTGATTCAAGTAATAAACTACCTGTGCCAGTTCCTTCCTCAAGTGAAATTTGATGTTGTAATAAGTCTGTAGATAAACTTGTTTCAGTATCATCAATAGCAGAAACACCTGTATCAAATCTTTCAGCACTATATTCAAATCTTGTTGCTTTAAGTTTGTAAACTGGTAGATTTCCTAATTGAAAGAATGGCTCTTGGTCTTCAACAAATTGTATTTCAAAAAAACTATTCATTAAAGGTACATAAACTAAATCACCTTCATTTGGTCGACCTGATTTAATTAGTGTTGCTGTATTATCAACTTGATTTTGCCAACGTCTTTTTGAAATCATAAACGTTGTATCTTCTCTTATTTCTAAACCAAATTTAGAAACTAATTCTTGCTCACCTGCAAATCCCTCAGTCGTTTCAATATACATTTCTAAAAGATATGATTGGTCAAATTTAGAAAGTGTATCTTCTCCTAAAATTAAATCTTTATTAACTAATGTTCTTGGTAAATAGTAACAGTCGTGGCCGTAAATTTTTAGGCCTTCGATAATTAAATCTTCGTGTAATCTTTTTTCGTTGGAATCTCCGATTCCGTTTCCATCCTGAAAATAATGATTGACTGGCATTTCATTATCCTATCATATACGTTACAGGCGTTTCGTATGTGCCTCTTATTTCTTCTTCAAGTTTTCTTATGTCTTCTTGTGCCTCTTGGAATATTTGTCCGCCATTTAAAGTAACTCCACCTATCATTGTTACACCATTAAATTTTGAAAGGTTTGCACCCCATTGTCTTTTAAATAAGGCCGTAACATATCTTTTTAAATATATGTCGTTATATACATCGGTCATAACTGTAGGGTCTAACTTTCTATAACATTCTATAATTAAATATTCGTCAACTTGAATATCTGTTTTCCAATCCATATCAATGTATAAACGATTGTTGTATTGGTTAAATCTTACAGGTTTTTCACCTACTAATATGTGGTCTAAAAAATCTAAATGTCTTAATACCATATCATAATGAATAATACTTGTAGATGAAAAATCATACAAGTCATTTAATCTTAATTGGTATCTTATGTCAAACATATTTTGATTATGTTTGTCTGATAATGGAAATATTCTACTTACAGCCAATACTGATTCTGGTACAATAATATAATTGTTTGCTTCTGTAAATGAAGTTGTAACTGAATTTTTTGTAGCAGTAGTTGTTGTATCGCCGCCTGGAGATAATATTCTATCTTTATCTGCTTGAGTAACTTTGTATTTTAAATATGCTCTTTCTACACCATCATAGTGATATTGAGCAAAATACTGTAACGCTTCATCTAATCTATCTTCTAATTGGTCATCATCCACGTTAATTTCAATAACGGGTTTTCCCAATGTTCTTAAAGCGTATTGTTTTAGTTGTTCTCTACTTGCTGGGTTAGCCATAGTATTCCTTTGTAATTCTATGGTATATTTATAAGATTAACCAAGAGCAACAGCTTGTGCAATAGCAAAGGCAGTTGACGCTTTTGTATCTATTTGTGTCTGAATAGCACTTGTAACACCGTTTAAATAACTTAATTCTGTATTATCAACATCACCATTACCAATTTTAGTGGCACTAATACCACTTGATAACTCACTATCTCCAATATTTGTTATTGTGTTATTGTCTGCGTCAATAGTCTTGTTTGTTAAAGTGTCCGTTGTTGCCCTACCCACTAAAGTATCAGTAGATGTAGGTAATGTTAAAGTACCTGTATTTGAAATTGATGAAATTACAGGACTTGTTAAAGTCTTGTTTGTTAGGGTATCAGTTGTTGCTCTTCCTACTAAAGTATCTGTTGATGTAGGTAGTGTTAAAGTTCCTGTATTTGAAATAGATGAAATAACTGGTGATGTTAAAGTTTTGTTTGTTAATGTATCAGTTGTATCTTGTAATACTATTGTACCTGAAGCATTTGGTAAATTAATTGTTCTATCTGCTGTAGGGTCAACAACACCTAAAACTGTTTCGTAATCATCAGCAGTTGAACCTTCAAATGTAAATGAATTTGTAACTTCTATTGTTGTTGAATTTACGGTTGTTTGTGTACCATTTACAGTTAAATTTCCTGTGATTGTAGTATTACCTGTAACTGTTAGGTTATCATCAACGGAAACTGTACCACCAGCAGAATCGATTGTTAAGTTACCAGATGAGGTATCTATTTCATTATTACCTGTAACACCTACTTGAATATTACCTGAAGTTGTTGCTCCAGATATAGTACCTGTAATGGTACCAGTAACGTTTAAAGCACCTGTAATACTTAAACCATCATTAATAGTAATTAAAGATGAATCAGATGATGATAAAGTTGAACCTGAAATTTGTAATGATGAACTTTGAATAGCACTTGTAGTATTACCTAAAAGTATGGCATTGGCTGTATGAGTTACAGCACCTGTACCACCATGTTCTACAGCAATAAACTCACCTGTTTGAAATTCTGCAAGACCTGTGGCTGTTCCACTTTCGTTAAAGACTGTTCGTATAGGTACTTTTGCTGTCATATGTTATTCCTTATAAGAAAAATAAAGTATCTCCTGCTACTGCTCCTAATCTATCACCATTTGATAATGTAAAATTGGCTACGACTGCGTCAGGATCAGCTCTAAAATCTAATCTTGTATTAATTGTATTTAGTCCACCTGTTTTACTAAAGAAAGGAACTGACCTTACTGGATCGCCTGTTTCACCAGCAAGTGCAATTTCTTTTTGTACACCAGATGTAACTTCTATATTTGAGTTACCTGGTAAAGTTGCACCAGTTGCTGATATTGTAATTTGTCCTGTACCGTCAGATGAAATAGTTGAACCACCTAAATTAATAGTAGTGCCTGCCAAAAATAATTCATTCCATCTTTTTGAAGCTGAAC